AATTAAGCCTTCTTCGGAAGGTTTTTTTTATTCCATTGTAAACACTAATTTTATAGAATATATATAGTTACTATGGAAAGAATTAATAATCTAAAGAAATTACAAACCCTTCTTTTGGAACTTGAGGGTAAATCGAAAGCTACAAGTTTACAGCTTGTATTATTATTCAATTTGCATAATTATTTCAATCCAAAGAAACCTGAATACAGTAAACATTGTAGTCCTTGTGTTGCAAGAGTTTACAAGAAATGTAAAGCAATATACGAAGAATTAAAACATGAACTTTCAAATGAAAACTTATAAAATAAAAAAGGAATATTTGTTTAAGACTGTAACAATCAAACAAAAGTTTACAGCAATAACTTACAATCTGTGGAACTTAAATGAAAGAACTGCAGAATATCTTTATACCAATGGATATAAATATATGTTCGAAGAAGAACAGCTTCCTGAAGAAGCAATCAGTTTACAGCAGTCTGCGTCAGCTGACTTATCTTCAGGCGAAACCTTACAACTTTCTGATGAACCCACATTTGATTTATTTGTAGATGAAAAGAAAGGATGTAAGACTTGTGGAAAATCTAAAACAAAAAGAAAATATACTAAGAGAACATGAGAATACAAGATAGCCGACTTTTACTAAAGAGAAGTACTACTGCAGGACTTGAACCAACAGTTCCCACAGGAAGTACTATACATACTGATGGAACTTGGAATGTTGAAGATATCTATGCAGGTGAATTGTTTCTCAACATGGATGATAAGAAACTTTGGTTTGGATGGGAAGATATCTCAGGGAACACAGGTGTTAGTCTTGTGAATCCTTTTGGATATCTCACAGGAAGTTGTATTACTGATTTATTTGTTACAAATGTATACGGATGTTCTCCAATAACTATTCATGATTCAATACAGAATCCAACTTCATTTGCAACAGGACTTTTATCAGTTGCTTTTGGTGATAGTAATACTGCTTCAGGAATTTATTCACATGCTCAAGGAGGTTTTAATACTGCTTCAGGAGATTATTCACACACTGAAGGAGCAGGAACTACTGCTTCAGGAGACGCTTCACATGCTGAAGGCGTAAATACTACAGCTTCAGGATTCTACTCACATGCTGAAGGAAATGGTAATATTGCATCAGGATTAGCCTCTCATGCTGAAGGACAAGCTAATACTGCTTCAGCATCTTGGACTCATGCTGAAGGATATGGTAATATTGCATCAGCAGACGGTTCTCATGCTGAAGGACTAAGTAATACTGCTACAGGCGATTTCTCACATGTTGAAGGATATTTAACTACAGGTTCTACATTATATGCACATGCTGAAGGAAAAGAAACATTAGCTTCAGGCGCAGCTTCACATGCTGAAGGAAATGGTACTATAGCTTCAGGAATTGCATCGCATTCTGAAGGATTAAGTAATATTGCTTCAGGAGATTATTCACATGCTGAAGGATTTTCTACAACTGCTTCAGGATTAAATTCTCATTCTGAAGGACAAGTTACAATTTCACAAGGAAACTATTCACATGCTGAAGGAAATAATACTTTAGCTTCAGGGGAAAATTCTCATTCTGAAGGAGATAGTACTACTGCTTCAGGAACAGGTTCTCATTCTGAAGGAATTACAACAATTGCCCAAGGAAATTATTCACATGCTGAAGGAACAGCTACTTTATCTGCAGGATATTCTTCTCATTCTGAAGGAAATCTTACTCAAGCTTTAGGTAGTTGGAGTCATACCCAAGGAAGACATACAATTGCCAATGGAGATTATCAATGTGTCCTTGGAAAGTTTAACGTAACAGGTTCAACTGAAGCTGCATTTATAATTGGCAATGGAACAAATGATGCCACAAGAAGTAATCTTTTGGTAGCTGCAGGAAATGATATTAATATCGTTGGAGATGTAAATATTACAGGGGATTGTACTGCTACAAATTTTATTGGAGATGGTTCACTTCTAACGAATTTACCTACTATAGGATTAAAATCAAATACTGTTGCAGGTGCAAGTTTCGCAGGAAGCCCATTGAAATATACAGTTGTATTTGGAACACCATATGCTACTACCAATTATTCAATTACAATTACAGGGGAAGTAAATAGAACTTTCTCTTGGGAAACTAAAACTGTCAACGGATTCGTAATAAATGCCAACTCTGCTACAGCTTTCGCAGGAAATGTAGATTGGATTACAAAATCACATGGAGAAATTTAAAACAAAATAATATGCCATTAATAATTGATACTTTAACAGTTGAAGGAAATGTAACTGCTACAAATTATTTGAATTTACCTTATGAATATGAGCGAAGTTCAACTACATATACTAATTTTCTTCCTATTGTTCACGGATTAGTAAATCAAATAGTTTCACAAAATCTAATGTATTGGATTCCAATATTTATTCAAAGGGATTTAACTATCAGTGAAGTTGCTATTTTCGTTGGAACAGCATCTGCAGGAGGTTCCGTTGTAGGATTATATAATTCCAATGGAACAGGTTTGCCTAATAATCTTTTATTTCAAACAACTGCTTTTAATAATGGAGTTACATCAGGACAACTATATACTTTACCAACACCTCAAACTGTAAATGCAGGATTATATTACATAGGATATAATTCAAGTTCAGCAGTAACTTTACGTTCTGCTGCAGCTACATCTTATATAAATATTTTTGGTTTAGGAAATGCTAATGATACTCCACATAGTAGAATATCAAAAACATCTTCTTACACAGGAACATTACCTGCTACTTTTGCAGGTGTTGCAGGTATAGCTACAAAATCATTTTCTGTAAATCCAAATATAATATTCAAAATAACTTATTAATAATCAAATGACAACATATAAAATTTCAAAAGAAAATTGGAGCACTCTTCAGAATTTTAATAACTTACAAGAATGTGAGATTTGGGTTTCTGAAGTATTAGGTGAGGGTTACACAATAATTGTTTCTCCTGAAGTATTATTGCCTTTAACTCCTCAAGAAAAATTAAACTTTGACATTCAATATGGATTATATCTCATTGAAGAATTTTTAATTGACAACAGGAATATAACTCCTAATATGACAACAACAGAAAGTTTACAATTGCTATCACAATTTGATAATATTGAAAAATTAGCAAGATTAGGTTCTTTATCTGCAGTTTCAGTTCTATTACAAAACATTCAAGTGGATGCAAGATTGTTTACTCAAGAAAGAAAAGACAAATACATTAGTCAACTAAATTCATATATAAATGCAATATAATCCATTATCCTCAGACTTCTTAACAGTACAGAATGCCATCAGTAAAAATGGACAAGATTTCATCAGAATAATTTTACATATTCCTTCGAATGTGTTTTATACTCTTGATGATGATGGTAATTTTCTTCCAATAGGAATTCAAAATCCTTTCTTGAGTTATTATATGACAGGTAACACTTTGGCAACAACAATTCCTACTGTAAATACTTGGCAGAAGATTCAAAGTAATGCTCCTATTGTTGTGAAACATAGCAGTATAACCAATGATGCTTTAACAGTTGACACAAGTACAGGAGTTGTTTCTTATAATTCAACATCTATTCCTAATAGATGGGTAAAAATCGAAGGAACAATATCACTTTCTGATGGAAATAATAATGATGTTCAAATATCATTATTTAAAAATAATATATTGCAACATGAAACAATTTCTTATGTAGTAACCCAATCAGGAAGTAAGATAACAACTTTAACAGGTTTGGCTGTTATAAAAATGGAAAATGGAGATAGCTTTATTTTGAAACTATTAAATGCAACTTCTACTTCAGCAGTAACTGTACATTCATTTAATGTTTTAGTCACAGGATTATAACCCTGCTCACGCAGTGAGTATAAAACATACCAAAGAAACATATATATATTTCAAAAGAATATTATGGCAAACGATTATACAGATAATCCAAAAGAACCAATAAAGCGCAATCCAATAAGATTTATTTCACTTACTGATACAAAAAACAAGACTGATGAAGAACAAGTAATTATTTCAAAAATAAATTATGGTATTTCACTTTCAAAACAATTTAATTTTGATGTAAAAAAAGCTTCAAAAGAAATTTATCCACATCTTACTAAAGTAATGGCAATGTTATCTTATGGAGATTTAGTAGGTGCTTCTGATGAAATAACAGGATTATCTACGGATGTATTACCACAAACTTTGAAAGATAAATATATTCCATTATTAAATCTAAGTTTTAAATAAAATATTATGGCAAAAGATAGATTAAAACCAAAATTCCTTGAGCTCTTTGAAAAAAATAGAGGGCTTGTTTATATAACTGCAGCACAATGTGGTATCAATAAAACTACATATTACAATTGGAGAAAAGTTGATGCTGATTTTGCAGAACAAGCTGATTTCATTTTGGAGCAACAAGTTGACAAAGGGGAATCAAAACTTTTTGATGAACTTGAAAAAGACAATCCAAACCCACAACTTCTTATGTTCTATTTGAGAACCAAAGGAAAGAATAGAGGTTATGGTGAAGCTATTGATATGACTTCAAATGGAGAAACAGTTAATCAAGCTCCGACAATAAATATTTCTGTTGTAAAACCTGAATCTGAAGAATAATAATTGGTTTCATCAGGATATAAAACATTTTCTTTGGTATGGATTTAAAAGTTACAAAAGTATTTGAAAAAAATTACAATGCATTAAATGATTCTACTAAACGTTTCATAATAAATGTTGGAGGCACAAGGAGTAGTAAAACTTGGAGCCTCGCACAATTAATGATTGTATATTGTTTAAGTAATCCAAAGAAAGTTGTTAGTATCGTAAGAAAATCATTTCCATCTTTACGTTCAACAGTTATGAGAGATGTAATTACTGTTTTGAAAGAAATGGGATTATATTCAGAAAAACAACATAACAAAACAGAACATCTTTTTGTTTTTCCTAATGGAAGCCAAATAGAATTTTTTTCAGTAGATGATGAACAAAAGATTCGTGGACGTAAGAGAGATATTTTATATGCAAATGAAGCCAATGAACTTTCCTTTGAAGAATTTCAGCAATTGAATTTCAGAACCACTGAGAAAGTATTTTTTGATTTCAATCCATCCGATTTATATCATTGGATTTATGATTTATATATTCGCCCTGAAACAATTAAAATTCATTCGACATATAAAGACAACCCTTTCCTGCCAAAGTCTCTTATAAAGGAAATTGAAGAGCTTATACATGTAGATGAGAACTATTATAGAATATATGCATTAGGCGAATCAGCAGTTCCCAAATCTACAATATTTACACATCAGAAGTTCATAAGAAATTTTCCTAATGAAGATTTATTTTCCAATGTAGTTTACGGAATTGACTTTGGATATAACCACCCAAGTGCAATTGTAAAAGCAGGAGTTATAGGAAATCAATTATACGTTCAGGAGAAATTATATGAATCTCATTTGACAACAAATGATTTAATTCAGAAAATGAAAAATATTCCTATTGATAAAAACATTCCTATAGTTTGTGATTCAGCACGTCCTGAAGTTATAAAAGAATTGCAAAGGGCAGGATATAATGCTCAAATGGCAAATAAAAATGTTAAAGAAGGAATTGATGCAGTCAAAAGTATGGAATTATTTATTTCTGATGATTCAATTAATCTTCAAAAGGAAATTAATCAATATAAATGGAAAGTAATGGGTGATAAAGTAATAGATGAGCCTGTAAAATTACATGATGATGCTGTTGATGCTATGAGATATGCCGTACAGTATTTAAAAAAACATCAAAAGAAAGGGCTTTCATCTTCTTTCACAAGTTTTTCCTTATAAGCTTCTTCGGAAGCTTTTTTTATTTCTAAAGAAAACATAATTCTTTTGCATTATTTATAATAAAAAATGAGTCAACAGATATCATATAACCAATTAATAGATTATATAGAAAATTTTTCTGATAATCATCTTCAACTACAAAGATTTGGAGAAGGTTTTCGTGCGGATATAAATGTAATTTCAACAGAAGAAAATAATTTTCCAATATTATATGTTGAACCTTTGAGCCATACAATGCAAAATTGGGTGCAAAGATATAGAATCAGAATATATTGTTTGGATTTATTGCAGCAAGACAAATCAAATAGACGTGATATTTTAAGTGATTGTATACAGATTCTCAATGATTTATACAAATATATTAAAAATGATTCTCAAAATAATTTTGACGTTACAAATATTCCTACTTCTTTACCTGTACAAAATATTTCTATTGAAGGTGTTGGCGGATGGAGCAGTGAATTTGAAATTCTTGTAACATTGAATGATAAAGATTGTGATATTCCTTTAGATTAAATTTAAAATAAAAATATAGTTATGCCGTGTATAAAATGTCCTGATGGAAAATGGAAATGGGGTTCAAGAGGAAAATGTATTTACGATAGTAAATCCGAATGTCAAAGAGCAGGTATTGCAATCATTGTTGATAGAATAAATAATCTCAAAGGAAACTTAAATAAAACTTTAAAAGAAAATGCAAAAAGAGGAGATTAAAGCTCTTATTGAGCAAAACGTTTTAAAGGCTTTTAAAGAGGTTATTTCTTCAAATGGACTCGTAGATACAGGAACACTACAAAACTCTGCTACAGTGGATATAGATGATGATTTCAATATAGTTTTACAAGCAGAAGATTATTATAAATTTCTTGATGAAGGAACAAAATATATTAACGGATATGGTTTGACAGAAGAACTTATAGAACATGAACTTTTCAGAAGAGCAGAAATTCTTTTGGAAGATTATATTGTTCTCATGATAGAAGAACAACTTTCTTTAGAAAATGAAGGATAAAAAAGAAATAAAAAATCTCCTGAAGAAATTAGGTAAAGGTTCAAGAGAAATTTATCTTGAACAAAATCCAAATGGATATTCTGCAGTAAATAAAGTTCATAAAAGTAAAAAAACATACAATAGAAAAAATAATAAGCAATGGCAATTACTTTAATCCAACAACCACAATTGATTTCTCCTGTGTATAATCCGATTCCATTTGTGGTGGATTCAGATAATAAGAATGAAGATAATTTCAATTATATATTTGATTTATATGAAAGTGATGGAGTTACTCTTGGAGATAGACTTATTCGAGTTAGAGTTGCAGGAGAACCTGTTACAGGTTATGGAATTTTCAATCCTCAAAAGGTACTTCAATCTTATATTAATAACACATTTAATCCTGATTTAACAGGATGTACTACTCCTGATTATGTAGAATATACAATTGAAGTCGGTGAGGCTTATACCTATATTTGGGATTTCACAGGCACTACAGGCGTTGTTATTGTAGGTTCACCATTTCTATTGAATGTGAAATTAACTTCATCACAAACACATTTATATCAATTAGGTGATGTTATTAATATTTCAAATTGTGCTCATACTCCATATAATGGAAATTGGGAAATTATAGATATTCCTAATTCAACATCTATAACTATTTATTTAGGGGTTTCAACATTATCTTCTTTCACAGGAGAAACAAAACTTTTCAATGATGAACAAACATTTTTCACAGGGTTGACAACAATAAGTGGTAATACTGTTCATAATGCTGCCATTGATACTTATGATTATATTGATTATAGAAATGAAGGATTTGTATTAGATAATTATTATCCAAATGTAACAGGTTCAACAGAATTTTATACAAATGCATTTGATAATTATAAAGTTCGTTTGAGTAATAGGGGTTCTTTTATAACTTTTCAAAATGTTTATGAAGATGTATTACATCCTAATCCTGATTTGCTAAATGTAATTACAAGTGATGGGGGTGAATTCCTCATAGATTTGGCTTGTACAGGCAATACAATTGAAGTTGGGGTATTTCCTTGGAATTTAAATAATACTGCTTCAGGAGACATTACAATCATCAGTGGAACACTTCCTATCATTAAGAATGCCACTGAATCTTATACTGTAAGTTTACAAGAGAGTACAACTACATCAGTCAATATAATTCAAGCATATCCGAGTGTAGTCAATGGAAATATTACAATCAATAAAGGTGGTGTTTACAATGGAGCGAATTATTTTGTTTGGATAGATGGTACAAATACATTTTATTTATGGTATGATTTGCCAAATTTAAGTTGGCAGGTATCAAATGCTTTAGGTGGTGGTAATGATTATTTAATTTCTGCAAACAGTGGAACATCTTTATGTCCTCCAATTGGTACTTATGGAATTGAATGGTTAAATGGCAGTAATCCTTTATTTACTAATTTTGAAACAGATGATTGTTTTCTAACGAATATTATTCAACCATTCAATATTAAACTTTATGAATATTGTAACAAATGGGATAATTTTGAATTCTTATTTATGGATAGAAAAGGTTCTTGGCTTCCAATGAATTTTGAACTTGTCCAAAGAAAAAATATTTCCATTAATAGAAAGAGTTTTAAAAAAGGTTTAGAATTGAATTATGGTTATAATGATAGAGGCACAACTGTTGTACAAAATGAATTATCATATAGATATACAGTAGTATCAAATTGGTTTTCTGAAGAACAATCACTTTTATTCGAAGAATTTATATCTTCTCCTGAAATATTTTGGAATTATAAAGGTGATGGCATTTTTATTCCAATAAATATTACAAAACTTTCTGAAGAAATAAAAGACAAAAGAAACTCAAGATTAATTCAATATACGATTGAATTTGAAATTTCAAATAATCCAATGGTTCAAACAGGTTAGATTAAAAATGAAGGAGGTATTTTTATCTACTTGGGGGTGCATTTGCGCCCCCATTTTATTTCTTAGAAAACATAAGTTTTAATAGATATTTATTAGAAAGATGTTATAAATGACAACAAAGATATATATAAAAGATAAAGGCTATCTCGATATTTATGAAGATATAAATATTCCTGTTAATTATTCCCTTGCAGATGTTTCTGACATAAGTAAAAGGAATTCCTCCTTTAGTAAAACTATTATCCTCCCTGGGAGTAAAAATAATAATCAAATATTAGGTAATATATTCGATGTAAATATTAATTTCTTAGATTGTGATTTTGCAATAAATAGAAAAATTGAAGCTACTATATTTCAAAATGATATTCCTGTACTCATTGGATATTTTAAATTATTAAGAGTAAATAAAATTTCTCCTTCAGATATTTCATTTGAAGAAAATATTGAATATGAAGCTGTAGTATATTCAAATCAAGCAGGTATATTTGATGTAATTAAAGATTTGAATGTTAATCAAGTAGATTTATCTGAAGGAAATCACATTCTTTCTTTTGATGCTATTAATAATTCATCTACAAATACATGGGTAGATGGTTGGAAATATATATGGCATTATACTCAACATGATAAATATAAAGTTTCAGATTTTCGCCCTTCATTTTTTGCTAAAAAATTGTTTGATAAGATATTTCAAAATGCAGGATATACTTATACATCAAATTTTTTAAATTCAGAACCTTTTACGAAACTGCTTATACCTACAAATGTTAAAGATTTATTAATTTCTGATGAAGAAGTTGAAGATAGAAGTTGTAGAGCCTCCTTTAGTCTTGGATTTTCTCAATATGCAGTAAATAGATGGTTTAGAACATCACAATCATTTACGGCTAATAATTTAACTTATAACCGCCCCGAAAATATTGTATTTCAAGCACCACAAGCTAATTATAATGCAACTGTTCAATTAAAATTTAATGATGATACTACAGGATTAAATTTTGATGGTGCTTATGATAATTTTAATACAACAACACATTTATTTACAGCTCCAAAAACAGGTGCATACGAAATTGAATTAAATTTAGCAGGTACAATGACATTGACATGTCCCGAAGATACTTTTATTAATATACGATTGGGAACACCTGTTGCTCAACCAAGAGGTTATTTTGATATTGGATTTCCTGCTTTTGATATATTTGTAGGTTTTATTAAAATTAATCCAAATTTAACCTTAGCACAAGGACAATTAACAGCATTAAATTCTGCATTATTTACTTATGATATACCAACTGTACCAAAAGTTTATAATGGAATAAATTATAGAGGATTAAATTCAGGCGATACTATTTATAATTATAGCTTTAAGCCTGAAAAATTTATTGTTAATTTGAATGTTGGGGAACAAATTAAAATAGTATATAAGGCTATAACATATGCAACTCAAACAAGTAGAATGTCTAATGGACAATACTTCCCATTGGATTATGAATTTTTTATTAATGGATACCAAGATACAAATAGTTATTTAAAAGTTAAAGCAGTAAAAAATAATCTTTCAAGTGGAGATGAAGTATTTCTTAATGAAATAATACCTAAAAATATTAAGCAATCCGATTTCATCAAATCATTTATTAATTTATTTAATTTGTATATTATTCCTGATGAAGAGAATGAGAAAAATTTGATAATTAAAACACGAGATGAATTTTATTCTGATTTTCAAGATGATGTAATTGATTGGACAGATAAAATTGATTATAATCAACAATATAATTTAACATTATTATCTGAACTTCAAGAGAAAACTTTAAATTTCACATATAAATCTGCCAATGATGAAGTAAGTAAAAGATATAGGGAACAAACAGGTTATGATTATGGACAATTCATATTAAATTTTGATAATGATTTTCTTACAGGGGAGAAAAAGATTGAACCAATATTCGAAAACACTCCATTAGTAAAAACTTTGCTTCCTTTGGGAGATGAAGGGGCTACATTTATAGTACCTTATTTGGTTTATGGAGTTGAAACTAAACCTAAATTATTATATGATGGTGGTAATATATCAGTTACTGATTATGTAATTCAAGATGTTGATTCAAATGGAGTTGTTATAGATAATAATATAAATTATTATGGTTATGCAGGGCATTTTGATAATCCTGTGAACCCTACATTCGATTTAAATTGGAATGTCAATGAAGTTTACTTTTATAATGAAGTACTTTCTAATGTCACTTTAAATAACTTATTTAACCTATATTGGTTTAATTATGTAGAATTAATTTCTCAATCAAAATTATTAACGGCATATTTTAGATTAGATGAATTAGATGTTTCAAATCTTAATTTTGCTAAACCTATTTGGATTAGAGATAGTTATTGGTTATTGAATAAAATTGTAGATTATAATGCTTCTGAAAATGGTTTAACTAAATGTGAATTGATTAAATCAATTAATTCTCCAAAATATAATGAAAGTTATACAGTAATACCTCCATATCTTTCTGATGTACAAGTTAGTAATCCTATTAGAAGTGTTAAAGGTACACCATTTATTCAAAATGTTGCTATGGGAAATTTTGAAAATGAAAATTGGGGTTATTCAAGTTTATTATATGGACAAGATAATAACATTATGTCAAATGTTAAGAATTCTGAAATTCAAGGTAATGTTAATCTCATTGGAACTTCTGCAGAAAATGTTACCATCAAAGGAAATTTTAATTTTGTCGGAGGAAATGCTAAAAATGTATATATCCAAGGTTCTGAAAATTCTATTAGTGCAGGTTGTATTAATATTTCATTGGTAAATTGTAATAATGTTAAAATACTTGAAGGTATTAATAATGTTTCAATTTCAAATTTAACAAATCAAATTATTGATAGAAGCAATATAACCTTTACAAATACATATAACTTTTTTGAGGAAGGATATCAAATAAAAGCTGCAGATATTATTGATGGTGGTGAAAATATTGTAATAGAACCATTATCACAACAAGAATATCCTATTGATTTAGTTGATGGATTAGAAAATGCAGTATATAATTTAGATGAATCTACAGATTTAGTAAATGGTATTATCAATGGAACACGAATTAATTTTCAAGAGGATATTATTTAAGCAAACTGCATAAACTTTTTTTAATGAACATAATTGTTCAAAAGATATCTATAATAAAATAAGAAAAATGGCAAGAGAAATAATCATAAATGTCAATGTTGATGGAACAGAGAATGCTATAAGTAATATTCAAAAACTTGAACAAGAAATTGAACAGTTAAATAAGAAAAAGGCTGAACTTTTAAGTGCTCCTTCTGCAACTTCAGGAGAATTTGTTGATAGTTTAGATGAAATTGATTCTAAATTAAATAAATTAAATTCAGCTTATGAATCCGCTACAGGTAAAGCTAAAAAATTTGAACAATCTCAAAAAACTTTAGAAGGTGTATCAAAAACTATAGCAGGTTCAATTAATATTGCAACAAGTGCCCTTGCTACATTTGGTATTCAAAATGAAGAAGTTTCAAAAGCTCTTTTGAAAGTGCAAGCTGCTGCTGCATTGGCAACAGGTATTAAAGATTTACAAGAAGGTTATAGAGCTTTAACAAGTGGTTTAAATATTGCTAAAATTGCTCAAATAGGATTTAATACAGCAATGTTAGCCAATCCATATGTTTTAGCAGCAGCAGCAGTAGCTGCACTTGTAGTAGGTATTGTAGCTTATGCTTCAACTACCGATGATGCAGCTATGAGTGAAGAAGAATTAAAAAAGGCTATAGAAGAAACTAATGAAGCTTTAGAACAACAATCAAAAGTATTAGATAGTAATAGACAAAAATTAGAAAAAAGATATTCTGCAGAGGAAAAATTAATACAAAATCAAATTGATTTATTAAGGGCACGAGGAGCAACTGAAGCTGAAATTGCTAAAAAAGAGGATGAATTATTAGATGCTCGTATTAATAATTCAGCTACAAAAATTGCTGAAGAAAAACTAAATTTGTTAACACTGTTAGGACTTGGGCAAAATTATATAACTTCAAATGATAACCTATTACAACAATTAATTAAACAACAAGTTCAAGCAAAAACAGCAGCAATCACTAATCAAAAAGATAGGGATAAGGCAGTTTTTGAATTAACTGAAAAATTTAATGCCCAATTTAATAGAATAATAGATGCTCGTGCTGAAAGGGATGAGGCTAATGTTGATAAAGATATATTAAGATTGGAGCGTGAGAAGAAAGCAAGAGAAGCTGCAGCAGATGCATTTAAAAAATCACAAGATAAAATAAAATCGGATGGAGAAAAAGCTTCTGCAGATTCTGAAAAGGCTGCAAAAGAACGTGAAAGAATAATAAAAGAAACTACTGATAATATCCTTAAAGATTTAGATGAACAATCTAAAGCTATTATTGAGAATAATAATAAGCAATTAGATGTTCTTAAACAAAACTTAATTGAAGGTAAAATTACTGAGGAAACATTTGCAGCTGAAAAGGTTTTATTAGATAAAAAAAGTAATGAAGAAATTATAGCATTAAGAGATAATTTTCAATTAACTCAAGTACAACAATTTATTATTGGTGCTGATAATGAGGGAAAAATTCGCAAAAAGAATGCTGAAGAAGTAATTAAATTAGTAAGACAAAATGCTGATATTGAATTAGGATTGGTTAAAACTAATAATCAAGCGAAAGTTACTGCAACAGCCCAAAGTGAAAAAGATAGAATTGATGTATTTGAAAAGGAATGGTTACAAAAGAAAATTGAATTATTAGGTGTTGAAGGATTAGAAGAAGAAGCACTTGTAGCTAAAATTAAGCAATTAGAATTAGATAAAAATAAAGCCAAATTAGAAACACTTCAACTTGGTTCTCTTGAATATTTATCTCTTAAAGAACAAATTGCTCAACAAGAAAGAGCTATTGATAAAAAGACTGAAGATGATGCAATAAAAAATCAAAAGGAGACTCAGGATGCTACTATAGAATTAGCTCAGGCAACATTATCATCTTTAAGTACATTATCAGATATTTATTTTCAAAATCAAGCTAAAAAAGTTAAAGGAAATGCTAAAGAAGAAGAGAAACTTGCAAGAAAACAATTTCAAATTAATAAAGCTTTACAATTAGGTACAGCTATCATTAATGGAGTTAATTCAATATTGGCTATTACATCTGTTCCCGATTTTACATTAGGAGTACAATCTGCAATTCGTATTGGAGCTCAGGTGGCATTAAATGCAGCATCTATAGCTAAAATTGCTGCTACTAAATTTGAACCTAATTCTACAGGAGGTTCTTCAGGAGCAGCTACACAAGTTCCTTCTTTAGGAGTTTCAGGTTCAATTGCACCAACAACTTTTGAACAATCAGCATTTGGTACAGGAATTAGCCAACAACAGACATTTGGAGGTATGACAGGAAGTGGTGGCGGAAATGTTATGAGAGCTTTTGTAACAGAAAGCGATATAACTAACACTCAAAATAGATTAAGAACAATTCGAAATGCTTCAGAACTTTAGTTTATTTCTCAAAAGAAATCTTGTATATATCCTATTGATTGCTATTAGTATATCTATAGGGTATATACTTATTTCAAATCAAGGGAAATTAGAAAAAAAAATATTAAAGAATGAAAGATTATTTAGAGATAGTCTTTCAAAAGAAATAAAAATTCTTCATCAGGAACGTATTTTTTTGAATGAAGAAATTGAAATTCTAAATAATAAAATAAAAAATTCAGAAGAAAGTATAAATTTAAAAATAAACAGACTAAAATATGAACCTAAGAAAACTGTTGATTACGTTAATATCACTAATGATTCTCTCTTCAAACGTCTTTTGCCAAAAGATTGAATTCAAACAAAATGGTAAGGATACTTTCTTTGTATTTGATAGATTATACGGAAAATGGTTGGCAAATAAATTAGATAGTTTAGATTACTTTAGAAATCAAAATAAACTTTCTTTTGAAATAATTAATGAACAACAAGTATTGATTGAAGATTATAAAGATTTTATTTTCATCAAAGATGATATGATTAGAAATTATAAATATGAAATTTCCAATCTAAATTTACAAATTAATAGCTATAGACAAAGTGAATTAATTTATAAAGATGTTCAAAGGCAAAGAATTAGAGAAGAAAAACGTAAAAAATTGTGGAAAATACTTGCAATTGCAGGATTTAGTACAACTTTAGCAACTTTTTCGATAATTATTTTAAAATAATTGGTACTTTTTCAAATGTCATGATATTTATATTAAAACAATATTATGGCACACATTACAAAAACAGCCGAATTTAAGTTAGGCAGAGAAGGAGAACATACCATTTTAAATAAATTATTGAGCTTAGGTGATTATCAATTTGTTTCTTGGAATGACACTAATTCACATGATTTTATTCTTTCAAAAGAAAATGTACAACGTTCTTATGAAATAAAAACAGATACTTATAAGAATCCTAAAAATTTCTTTATTGAATTTCATTCTTGGGGTAAACCATCAGGAATTTCTGTAACACAATCCGATTGGTATTGTTATTATTTCAAAAATGAAAATGTAGCATACTTTATAAAGACTCAAGAATTAAAGGATTTACTTCTATCTAAACAATGGGAACAAAAGGGACTAAAATACGGTAATGAAGGGAATTTAGGGTATATCCTTCCGATTTCTGAAGTTGAACAACATTTCAAAAGATATTATATTGATTAAATAAAAAAAGCCCTCAATTTTGAGGGCTTTTGTGTTCCGAGGAGGAAGGAATAGAACGTTCTAAATATTAAAGTACTGAAAGTACAGCAGCTTCATCTACTTCATAAGCAGGTGTTGCACTTTCACAAGTAAATGTGAGAGTATATCCATTGGCATCAGCTTTAGCTGTACCTGAGCCACCTGCATTTCCTGTAAGGTATACTTTATCTTCATCAAAGCCAAAGCCCCAATAAAGTCCATTAGAATCCTTTACAATGCAAGTTAATTTCTGTTGCCCTGAAGCAATAAGTAACAAGGATTGACGTTTTGCTGCTTCTCTACGAGCGAGAACAATGGTAATAGTTTGATTATAAAAAGTAGAACCATTTTCAAGAGAAACTGTCATATCTTCACCATAAGAAGAAGTATTTCTGTTGAATTGATATTCTACAAATTCTGTAGAACCTGACATTGCAATTGCAGAAATTTCACCATTTGCTTCAGTGAAACCTGATACAAAATCTTCAGGAGCTATAAAAAAACTAACTACACCACCTGCATTGTTGTCACAACCTTTTAAAATTGAAGTGAGAGTATTACAAGCCATTTGTTTATATTTTTATTTTTTATTTGTTAAGTTTAAAAAAAGGGAGTTGTTTAGACTCCCTTTGAAGTTTTTAATTTCCTATAGACTAAGAGTAGAAAACAATTTCAGAAGATACAAGGTAGGAAACACCCCATTTGAATCTACCTGCAATACGAACTGTAGAAACAGCTGCAACATTCCATTGAGGAACAACTGTAACAGTTTCGAAATCATCCAACAAGTCAGTCAAAAGAATAAAGTTATCTTTTACACCTGCAACCATTGTGTTGTTTGACATTCCAGGAGCCCAAACGATTGGAATTCCGAGGAAGTTAGGTTCTTTAGCACCTACATAGTATGCTTCACTTGAAGCAGCTGCAATAGCTTGCTGATAAAGCTTGTAAATTTGAGTTGGAACATAAATAACCAAATTAGGGTTATTCAAAATTGTTTGAGGAATTGCATCATATACTGAAGTAATCTCAGCAATTACATTTGAAAGTGTTACAGTAGTTCCTGTAGCAACAATAACATCACCATCAGCAGCAAGTTGAAGTTCCAAACCATCACAAATATTCAATGGATAAGTAGGAGCAGTTGCATCACCTTGCCATACAGCCAATTCCAAATCGTTCTGTACTTGTTTTTTCACTTGATTAAGCATGTAGCTTGTGAAAAGTTCAGGAGCAACTTCACCTGTGTTAGAACCAGGACGTAGGTATTCACCCAAAAAGTTAGCTTCGAATGTGGTTGTACAAAGTTCCATTTGGAATTCTTTATCACAAACTTCAAAAGATTTTTGAGAAAGAGTACCTTCGCCTGCAGGACTCCAAGAGCAACCTGCATCTTTAATAAGTTCACCTACATTATATTGAGGCAATTTGATTTTACTTTTTACTCCAGGGACTACACGGAATGTTTTGCTTGAAACACCATCCAAAAGAGCTACGCTGAAAAAATCAACTGCATCTTTTCCTTCATAAACAGTGTTATCTGTAATAGCAAATTTGAATTTTTTTGACAAAATAGATTTACTCATGATTTATTGTTTTTATTTTTTATTTTTAAGTTTTGAGTTTTAATTGATTATATCAATATATATAAAATTACATTTTTTGTTTCAGTGTTATTCTGTAATTAGTCTTCTAAGGTTAGAAACTCTAAATTTGATATCATTGAATTTTTCTTTATTCAATTCAATTTCAAGTTCACCTGAAGGTTTGTTGCCTTCTAACATTTCAATTCTTGATTGCATTTCAGCCATCATTGCACGGATTTCATCTAAAATTGGATTAATAATAGGCATGATTTCTTCTGCAGTAACTTGCATTTTAACTTCTTCTTTTTTGTCTTTAGATTGTTCAAGTTCTTCTACAACTACTTCTGCAGGTGTAATTTCAGAAATAAGCCCTTCAGCATCAATCATAAGCATAGTACCATCTTCAAGGATAACTTCTCCTTCAGACATTTGCTCCATAGTGCCATCTTCAAGTATCACAAATACAGGAGAACCTACCATGATTTCACCTTCAATAGAAATTTTTACTCCATCGTTAGTCAAATATTCAGAAAATTTAATTCTTTTTTTCATTTTGTTTAATTTTATTTTATCTTGTTGGTTTAATTGTTCATTTTCTATTTGTTGTATTTTGTTTATTGCCCAATTTATTCCTTCATCTCCTCCCCAACTGTCCCACATTAATTTTCCACATCCTTCACCATAAGGAGTATCTTTATTTTGCTCATGACGTATAAATGCAGCCATTCTTTTGATAGTTTCAACAGAAATAGGTTCTTTATTAGCTAATTGATTTGCTCTTATTTTGCCAACAGGTGTTCCACAAGAACCCCATCCATTTTCTTCAGCATAATTTAATGCTCTTTGGGCATTCTCAGTTGCAGCTTCAGGATAATCAGTATATGATTCAAATTCTTCTTCAGAAATTATATTAATATAAAATTTATATCCAATATTTCCTAATTCATCAATAACATCTTGATTATCATCATAATGTTTTGATATATTTAATTCTTTTATCTTTTCAATTTTAGCATTATTAGAACCTTCAGCAAAAATATTTGAATGAGGAACTTTAAATTCATCTGTAATTTCAAATATATTTTCTTTTGTATGTCTTGCAGATATAATATAAACTTCAGAACCTTTATTTATTTCTTCCTGTAACATATCTCTACCTTCTTTAGTTGTTAATACTCCATCAACATCAAAAGAAATTCGATTAAGTTCAAAATTTTTCTTTAGAAGTTCAGACATTTTCAATCCTAACAATCCTTCAATACTGAAACCATATCTACCTTCTTTCTTAATTTCTTTTTCCCAAAAATCTTTATCAGTGATTTTAACTTCAGCAAAAAATGTTCCTACAGGAAGATTATCAAATCCATACATTTTAGATTTATCATATTCTTCTGATTCAATTATCCAACTACCTAACATAAATGCAGGAGCTATTTTTTCAGTATGCTCAATATTGAACATATCTTTCTTAGGATTTTGATTGAAACGTTCAACCATTTTCTTAATGGTTTCTTTGGAGAATGTTACATAATATTCTCCAATTTCTTCATCATATCTATAAATTTTCAAATCAGGAATTAAGACAGCACCTGCAACAATCATTTGTTCTTCAGAAAGTTTGAATTGCAAAATTGGTTTATTATCTGCTAAAGTTACACCTTTAACAAGTATTGCAGGATTTGATACAAAAGAAATCAAATCAATTCCTGCTTCATCATAATCATCAATACTAATTTGATATATTGGTAATTGTCTTTCTGTCATAAGAATATATATTTTTTATAATTTTTTGTTTTTACCTTGTACTTACTGCGTAAGCAGAATTATTCAATTTTCAACTCTTTTTTCATGCTAAGAAAATTAAGTACTTGTATATAATTCAATTCTAAAACTTTATCGTAGTCGCAAATACGTCCTTCAGCAAGTTTGAATAATAAGAGTTCCCAATTCCATTTTCTAATTGAGCGTTCTCGTGCCATTGCATCAGCTTCTTCCTTGCTTCTGAATTTTTTATTCTCAATATCAAGTTCTTCATCATCATCTCCTGCGTCATCTCCGTTGAACAAGATGTTGTATTGTTGCATAACTCGGTTACGATGTGATAAAAAAAAACCACCGTTCCATACATATCAGCAATTTTCATATTATATTTAAAGAATTTTGCTTGATTTTCCAATTTTACATTATTATAACTATCAATTTCATAATCGAAATTTTCATCCCCTTCAGAAATTAGCTTTCTATAGAAAATTGCAGCAATATAATGAAGATTTTGAATTACATCTCCATTGGTAACATAATGTTCAATATCAATCCATTCACCCAAAGTTAATTTATGTAAATCCTTTTGAAACCCATATTTTTTTCCTTGGATTTCAATTATATTTTTGAATATAGCATTAGGTTCATCTTCTAAAAAAATCATGTTAGTTTTGATTTCATCAATAACTTCATAATTCAATTTAAATAAGATTTCTTCATCTGTATCAGTTAATATTGAAAGCATTTGAATCAATCTTGTCAAAGGACGTTTTTCTTCAGAATTTTTAGTATATTCAATATATTCTTGGAATTGTGCTATTGTAATCTCTTCCCAAGAGGTTGGAACTATTATTTTCATCTCTTCTGTCATATAATTTATTTAAAATAAATATAAAAAAATATAGATGTTTTCTTTCAAAACACTTTAAAATATTTTTATCTATAAGAAAATTAAATGAGAATATGATAAATATTCAAAAAAATACTTCGAATACAGTAATTCTTACTTTAACTGAGAAAAGTTCTCTGTTGAACCCTTTTTATCTCTTTAGAATGAGATATTGTTCTGAATTAGATAATGAAAAATATTTCACTGCATCTGATTTGAGTTCTTATAAATCAAGATATAATCAATTTTCAATTATTGAGAATCAATTTGAAGATTTAACAGGTGGAACTGTGGCTCTAAAATCGGGCATGTGGGACTACTTTATATATGAACAGGTTAATCCTTTAAATTTAGATTTAAGTGGCACTACAGGACTTGTAGAGCTTGGTAAAGTGATTGTAGAAGGTGAAGATTTCTCAATTCCATTAGTATACAGATAAAATTAAAAAATAAACAATGCCAATACCTTATAACCCAACTGATAGCCGTTTTTTAGCTGTTGCACAAGCAAGAACAAATAATGGACAAAAAGATGTTCGAATTATTTTAGACATTATTACAAATGAATTTTATTCATTGGATGATGATGGAAATTTTAATCCTATTGCAGGTGGTGGTGGTTCACAAACACTTGAACAAGTGTTATTTCAAGGTAATACAACAGGTAATTATGTTATATATTCGCCTGATGGATTAAGTACTCTTTCAATAATAGATGGAAATAATGAAATGTTAGTTAATCTTCCATTTTCATTGAAAAAATCTCAATTATTTCAAGGAGGTGATTATACTCAAATAATTACAAGTGATGCTGCTACTGTAGAACAAAGCAATTTTTCTGTAGCTATAGATAATGCAAATATATTAACATCATTTCCTAATGGAACAGGTACATCCTTAGTTCAAACAAATCAAAGTTATTCTAAAATACAATGTGCTGATAAAATTACAAGTATTACTACAAGAGTAGAATGTAATCATACAGAGGCTTTTATTTCTCATCTTGATGGCACTATACCTATAGAAAAAAGATTTACAGTTGATTTTGATGGATATAAACTTCAAGGATTACCTAAATATGCTGATGATGCAGATGCAGGTTCAGCAGGATTTTCAACAGGAAGATTATACCAAACTAATGGTTTAGGTGCTGCTCCTTTGAATGTTGCAGGTATCGTAATGATTAAACAATAAAAATAAAACAATAAATAACAATGCCAATATCTTATAACCCAACAGATAGCCGTTTCTTAACTGTCGCACAATCAAGGACTAATAACGGACAAAAAGATATTAGAATCATTTTGGATATTATCACAAATGATTTCTATTCATTAGATGACGATGGAAATTTCAATATTATTGGAGGTGGCGGAGGAAGCCAAGGTTTAGATAGTGTATTAACTATTGATAACAGAAGCGGTTTAAACGATATTGTATTTGAGAATTTATATGGATTATTTTTTAGTAATGGTTCATTATTTAAAGAAGGAACAACTAATGCAGGACTTGGTGGTGTGAATGGTGTTGCTCAAATTTGTTCGGTTGGGTATGAACTTAAATGGGAAGCAGGCAGGTTGTACGTTATGCAGCAAGGGGGAACTCAAATCCGCCAAAGTTTGTATAATTTTAATATCACCCCCACTGTTACTGATGATGATACAAAAGGATATGTTGTTGGTAGTATTTGGACATTAGATAATGGCAATTATTATACTTGTACTGATGCGACAACAGGAGCAGCTGTTTGGACACAAGTTACAACTCAACTTGATTATACTGAATATGTAGCTTTTATAACTCAAACAGCAAATACAGCTCCAACTGCAGTAGTAGTTAAAAATGATACAGGATATACTTTTACTTTTGCTTATTCAAGTCAAGGTATTTATCAAATTAATGCAACAGGGGCTTTCGCAGATAAAAATAAAGTTGTACCTTCTTTTAATCAACAAGTTAATCAAGGATTTACATCAATCATATGGAATAATACTAATAGACTTGATGTTGGAACAACAGATACATCAGCAGTATTACAAAATGATTATTTTACAGGTAATTTAACTATTAAAATTTATAATTAAAAAATAAAATATATGGCTTGGTATAACTTTTCTAAAGCTAAAAAAGAAATTATGGTTCTTCCTATTGAAAGGGAAACTGTAAAAGAAAAATTTGAAAAATTCTATGGATTAGATAGAGTTTCTTCTGAAAACTTGAATCAACCTTTGATTACAGAACGATTCTCAGGAGAATATATTTTCTTTGGAAATGATAATCTTTATCCAAATTTACTTAATAATCTTTTTTATGCATCACCTTTTCATGCATCAATAATTAATTTCAAAAATCAACATATTGTTGGAAATGGTTACGATGTAATTACAAATACCACTCAACAAAGAGAATTGGTTGCTATTGAACAAATGAAATGGATGTTTAATGAATTATTTATTCTTCAGATGGGTATGGATTTTAATATCCACAACAGACTCACTTGGAAAATCTATTGGAATGAGGCTCACGATAAAATTATCAATATTGAAAGAATTGAACCTGCTAAAGTTCGTGCAACGAAGAAGGTTGATGGAAAGATAAAAGAATATGTGGTTGCAACAGATTGGAGTCTTCGTGTTAGTGGAATTAATGATAAAGAATACATTCCTTCCTTTGATACATTTAATAAGAAGGAAAGGATTCAATTGTGGGTATGGCAGGGTTACTCCCCAGGACTTGACTACTATTGTCAGCCTGCATATGCTTCTGCAGTCAATTGGCTTTATCTTGATGGACAAATTTCTTATTTTCATAAATCAAATATTGAAAACAGTATTAATCCTTCAGTGGTAATGAAATTCTATGAGAAGCCTGCAAATGTTCAAGAGCAACAAGAATTTGTTCATAATTTAAGACGTTCATTCACTTCAGCAAGAAATGCAGGTAAAGTTTTGACATTCTTTTCTAATTCAAAAGAAGATGCTCCTGATATTCAAGTTTTGGAAGCAAATAAACTTGATGAAGCATTTATGACTACTCAAGAAAGCATTGTAAAGAATATTGCTTATGCTCATACTGTTAATCCTATTATACTTGGTGTGGCACAATCAGGTTCACTTGGAGCAGGTACTGAATATGAAGCTGCTTATACAATCTTTAAGAATACTTATGCAGAACCTACTCAAGAAACTTTAAATAAAATTCTAACGAGCTTCTTCAAAATAAATAATTTGAATGCTACAGTTAAATTGAAAGAAGTTAATGTAACAATGTGAAATACGAAAGCCCTCATCAGAGGGCTTTTTTTATGCTAAAAAAATTGCGAAAAATACCAAAAAGTGGTACTATTCGCAAAAATTTTCTATTAATTACCTTTTTTTGGAAAATATTTTACATATAATGAGTTGAAGATTGTTCAAAAATGCCTACTACTCCATTATCAATTACCCAATTCATTTCTTTTTCAATCCAACTTACAACTGTTTCTTCATTTGAATCTGTAATTTGTTTAGCTAACAATTTTGCAATATGAAGATATTCATGCAACATGCCTGTAACATCTTTATATGTTCCGTTTAAACGCATTTTATTAAGGAATAGATATGGTTTATAGGTAAGAGTTAAATTGTTGTCTAAGGGGTGATAATTTGCCATTCCATAGATATATGCAGAACCATCACTATCAGGATATAATTCACAAACTTCTCTTGTCAATCCATGAAGTTCATCTACACGGAAATAATTGAATAAATCAATGCTTTTATCACCAATTAAGAGTTGGTAACTTCCTCTATCGTATTTCTGTATCATTTGGTTTTTTATTTTCGTTTACTTCTTCAAATGTTGATTTTACTTTTTTTGCGGATTTAATCATTTCTATAAAATAAGAAAACATAGACTTTCCTTTGATAACTTTGAATGATTCATCTATAGAAAGTACTTCGATATACACAAGAACCATAGCTGTAACTTTTGTTAATGCAAATGATATCTTTGTAAAATAAATAATGAATTCATTCAATAAAGCAAAATCTACCATAAAGAATGTAATTACTAAAAGTTGATATGTAATAAGTTTAGGAACTAAACCCATTCTCATCTTTCTACTTGTCCAATTCTTTTTTGTTTTTCGGGCTCTTATATATGCCATGATAGTATCAAGTAATATAAAAGCTCCAACAGCAAGTAAAACATATTGTATTGGTTGAAAGAATGAAAATATCATTCCAATTACAGGTAAAACATTTTGCCAAATTTGTCCTAATAAATCAATAATATGGTTCTTCATTTTATTTTTATATCAATATTGAAAATGATTAATGTTTTTAATGATTTCAATTAATAAAATACTAAACCTGACTGCCAACCGTTTCTTGGATTAGGCTGAATAATAGAATTTGGCTGTGATTTAAATTGAGGAAATAATTCTGAATTCTCACAAAGATATCTTACAAGACGTTTTTCATAAAATTCAGCTCTATTATCAACATTATGCAAAAGAAATCTAAATTCTTCAAAAGAAGTTGCCTCAGAATAGTCCTCTCGTTGCTTCTGTGCCCCTTTGTTGACAATTTGATTCTGAAGGAATGGTAATGTCATACTTAGACTTCTGTATGCTACATGGGGCTTTATATAATCTTGTACAAGGGTTTCTTCTGAAGGATTCAAAGTTTGCCCTGAATAAGCAAGAAGAATGTATTCATAAAAATCACTACCTAAAATATCTTGTGTATATGTTTCTTGAGCAGCAATAACATTTGGACGAATGATTTTGAAATCAATGTTTCTTGATATAGGTAGGTTATCTCTAAGATAATTTTCGGATGTTAATAGTATATCTGTCATAGTTTTTATTATAAATATTAAAGGCTTTTTTAGTTTTTAGGTATATACCCCCCTGTTTTTTGGTTTTTTTTGACACTCTCCTATAGTATATATAATAGGACAGTGTTATTTTTCTCCAAAAATAAGGGGGGTTTGAATAAATGCATAATAAAGCAATACACTTTACTATGATAGTAACACTTCTAAAGAACTTTAAGTGCGCATTTGTTAAATATTTGTTAAATTTATTAAAAAGTATAAATTTTTGAAAAGTTGTGCATATTTATATATGTATGAAGTAATATATGTGTTTGTTTTAATTAATGTTTAGCCCCGAAGGGTAATTGCTTCGGGGTTTTTTTTAAAATAGCATATAACTTTTTACAATAAACATATATTTATAAAAAAACATTATGAAACACAAAGTATTATTTAACCTCAAAAACAAATTAACATCAAAGCCAACTGACAATCAACAAGCAACTATTGTAATGAATTTGAAAACTCCTTTAGAAGTTACAGTAGCTGAATTAAAAGATTATATTGAACAAGGATATGCTTATGCTCCTTCAGAATTTAAAGATAATCATAACAAAGGTGAAAAATGGATTTCACAATCTATTTTCTGTTTAGATTTTGATTCAGGTATAGCTCCTGAAGAAGTTTTATCTGATTTACTTGATAAATATGGTGTAAAACCTAATCATATGTACTCTACATTTTCAGATTCACCTGAAAAAAGAAAGTTTAGGGTTATAATTGCATTAAATGATGTAATAACTTGTAATGAAACAAGAAAAATTATTCAAGAAGGTTTGATTGCGTTATTTAAAGATAGCAATGGAGAAATTCTTGCGGATAAAGCTTGTAAAAATGCAGGCAGATATTTCCTCCCTGGGAAGAAAAAGATTATGTTCCAAGATGAAGAATTAAATTCTTTAGATACTATTTTATCTTTAGCTTCTTCAGCATTGGTTACTAAAGATGGTGGCAGAACAAGAACTATAAATAAGAGTACATATAAAAAATATGAAACCAATCAAGAACAATATAGAGATTTCAATTATGATTTAGTATACAATAGAATTCAAATCTTTCGTGATTTTGTTGATGGTAAACATTTAAAGTATGATATCATTTTTCCATTAGCTACAAATATGATTAATATCTATGGTGGTGAAAAATGGATGAAATCAAAAATGAATGAATTAAACAAAGCAGGTTTAACTCGTTATAATGATGTAGACTTCAATACATTTGCTTTTGCTAAAAGAGCTAACTATGCTCCAACTCGCCTTGAAAACTTTTCACCGTATTTTGAAGATGCTGAATATCTAAATTTGATTGAAGCTTCAAAATTTGAAAGAGGTTTGATTACTCAAATTGAAGAAATTAATTTATTAACTTTACAAGAAGCAGAAATGATTTTCGAAACAGAATTCCAAAAAGCATTAGAAGCTGAATCAGGTATCTTTGTATTAAAAATTCCAACAGGATTAGGTAAGACAAATGCGCTAAAAAAATTGAAAGATGTAACCTTGGCATTGAATACTCATAAGTTGAAAGATGAATTGAAACAGGAAATGGAACATCCTTATTATGAAACTTCTGAACTTCCTAATTTTAGTGAGGATATTAAAAAAGAAATTGAATATTTATATTCTGTAGGATTACATAAGAAAGCTGTTGCAAAAATGTTTGAAATTGCAAAGAACAAAGGAAACAAATATAATTTGATAGATGCAGCTTCTGCTAATCAATATGTAAATTCTTTAAACAATGCAAGCAAAACTGATAAAGTTATAATTACAACACATCAAAAAGCATTATTCAGTAGTTTCAAACATGACACTATTATTTTTGATGAATGCCCAATGAAATCTCTTATGACAATAAATAATATTTCTATGGATGATTTATTCAAAATCAAAAATGATGAAATGCTTGCGCCTGTTTATGAGTTCTTAAATAATCTTCAAGCAGGAATTTTAACAGATATTCCTTTATTTCCTGTAATAGATTATGACTACATGACTAAATTTATCATTGAGAATAATATTAAATCTGATTTAATTAGTTTGTTGGATGCTGAAGGAGTTTATAAAGAAACTAAAAAAGATAAAGACACTGATGATGATAGCGAAGATACTGCAATTTATTATATCACCAAAAGAGAATTGCCAAAAGTAAATAAGGTAATCATCTTATCTGCAACAGCTCCATTATTTATTTATAAGAAATTGTTCGGAGATACAATAACTATTACAGATATCACTGATGTAGAACAAACAGGACAAATTATTCAAAATGCAACTCATAGCTATAGTAAATCATCTACATTAAGAAGAAAGGATATTATTTCTAAAGAAGTAGATACGTTACCTGTAATTACTTTTAAAACTATGAAAAACTTTTTTAAGAATGCTGTACAAGAAATGCATTTCGGAAATTGTGCAGGATATAATTCTTTGAAAGGAAAAGATATTGCTGTAGTAGGAACTTATCATATTAGAAATGTAGCATACTTCTTATATGCAAAAGCTTTGGGTTATAAGCTAAAAAATTCACATAGCCTTATGTCATATCAAGAAATAGAATATAATGGCTACAGATTCAAATTTAATACGTTTGATGATGAATTTCTAAGGAACATTCAATTGTGTTTAATAGAATCAGAACAAACACAAGCTGTAGGTAGAAGTAGAACTCTAAGAGAAAATAGCAAAGTATATTTATATTCAAACTTTCCAAGTAGACAAACAACTCAATTTAGTTCTCCTTTTAGAAAGCAATTGAAATAATTATAGTTCAAATAAACGATAATTGAAAATATCATCGAATTACACGATACCCTCTTCGGAGGGTTTTTTTATTTAATTTGTAACAAATATATGTTAAATTTGTTACATTTTTTCATTTAAAAATGATTTTTTTAAAATTACGTGATATTTATATTAAAAGAATATTATGATACATTTTGTCCACGTACTTAACAAACCTAAACTTGAATTACCAAAACAAGAACAACCAAAAAAACCAAAATCAATTATGAAAACAATTTTAATTATCTTTGTTTTAAGTATCTTATTAGGATTATCTACACTTGCATCCATTTATAGATTTGAATGGTATATCTCAGTAGGATTTTTCTACATACTACTAAGAGAAAGATTTGTTGATTCAATTTTAATAAGAGATAGAATTCTAATAGTAACATCACATTTATTAGGATTACTTGCAGGAGTAATAATCGGAACACTTATATAAAAAATTCAATACCATGATAAATAAATTAATAGATGAAGTATTAGAT